TGGATCCGGATCTGGTTCTGGCTCTGGATATGGTGGACGCGGCGTTAATGAAATGTTAGCAAACGTTGAAGAATTAGAAACTGGTACATTTGTAAATGAGGGAGATTTAACTATCACAATACCTCCATTTGCAACATACGTTAAGTTTGTAATTGCAAAAAAGAGAGGTGATGATTTTGAATATATCTCATTTGAAAATGCAGAACTTGTAGTTTTAACCTTTAATGATGGTAAAACTAAATTAAGATTTAACCACGTATACAATAAAGATATTGATATGTCACAAGGAGAAGTCTTGTTTAAGATTAATGAACAAAATGCTAACTCTATTAGAGGTATGCGATCTAACTCATTTTATATTAGTATTGATAATGGGCAGGACGAGACTATGGTTACTAAAGGTAAATTTACAATTAACTAATGATATTAAATAGTAGAAATAATTCTTTTGACTTTAGATTTCCTAGGAAGTTTATTCCACAAGAGGTTGCAGATAAGTATAAGGCGTATTTAAATAAAACTCCAGGTAACTTATTAGCAGAGCCTGTTGATGTAATTAATTATTCTATTCAAGGTATTAATATCCCAGGTATTGCGTTTGATCCAATTACACAAGCAGACAATGATGGGACTACAAGGTATCATAGAGGTGCTGTTCCAATACAGAATACAATTACTAGAGAGTTCACGGTAACTATGCAGTTATTAGATGGCTTTATTAATTATTGGATTATGCAAGATACTCTTTTATACTACTATGCTAGATCTACTAAAGAGCCTTATATAGAACCAATGACCCTAAGAATTTTAGATGCAGAAGGAAGTTCGGTAGCCTATATGGAATTTAATAAAATAATAATGAACTCTATAAATGAGTTAAACTTAAATATGGCAGAGAATGTTGCAGACTTTAATACGTTTGAGTGTACGTTCTTTTACAATAAGCTAGATTTAAGATTAGAAATAGACTGATATATAAATCATGAGAGATATTAAAACATTTAACACGTACCTAGTTGAACAACAACTAACAGATACTGATATGCTACTTTTACAAGAAGGCTTACAATCAGAGTGGACCAAAGAATTAGAAGAAAAGGTGGACCACGCTTTAGAACAATTTGTGCAACAATATCTTAATGAAGAAACAGGTTCTTTTGATTTAGATAGATTAGAAGAAGATCTAGTAGAAGAAGGAATTCTAGGTTCTATTATCGGTGGTTTAACCGGTTTTGCATTAGGTAAAGGTATTGGTAAAATGATTGCCAAAGTTCTTGGTATTCAACAAGGTATCTTTTACGATTTATTAACCTCCAGATTAGTCGGTGCTGCTTTAGGTGCTGCTATGGGTAAACGTTTCTAAATTGAATCTAGTTACAGTTGACTTCTCGCTTAATTCCCCTGGTATCTGTGTTTGGCAGTCTGACACGAATGAATACCACTTTATCTCCTATATTAAAGCTGGTTCAGGAACAAAAGCCGAACAAAAGAGACAAGAAGAAATAAGTCTATTTAAAGACGTTACTCTTGTACACCAACCCGATTGGAATTTAACAGTTGGGGATTACTCTAAAAACGAATTTGCAAAGATTAAGAGGTACATCAAAACAGCGGATGATATTATTAATCTAATCATAAGCATAACAAACAGCAAACAAGATTATCACATAGCATTTGAGGGTACGTCGTATGGTTCTAAGATGGGAACTAATAATATGATTGACATGGCAGCAGGAGCTGCAATCCTAAAAGAACAAATGATATGCCAACTCGAGGTCAAAAATTTACTGACCGTTGCACCCACAACTATTAAGAAACATGCAGGTAAAGGTAACATGAACAAGTTAGCACTTTGGGTAGCCTTTTTAAATAATATAGTAGAGAGTCCAGAGTTAGCTAAGACTTCTTTATTTAATTATTGTGTAAATGAAATAGGTGATGAGGTTAAGAAGGTTCCAAAACCATTTGATGATCTAGTCGATGCTTGGTTCCTTAATCATTATTTGCTTCAGCAACTTGGGGAAAATTTGCCAGACTAACCAAGTCTCTGCTTCAACCGCGGGACTCCAAAACTGTCCTAATCTCTGCCTTCAGCCTAGTCTCTGCCTCCAGCCCTGGAATGGTACTTATCTTCCTTTGGCGTTAAAGACATAACTTATATGCGACTATGGAGAAAAGGTTTCAAAAAGGTTCAACAAATCTACAATCTTTTTTTAATTAACTAAGAAAAGCCATATTCTGGTTAACAATAAGCTTTAATTTCATCCATTCTTTTCTTGATCTCTACACATGCTCTAGAGTATCTGTCTACTTCAGGGTATTTAAACCCTAGCCATAACATATCAATATTAACTGGACCTGCGCCACCGATGATGTCATCAATCCATGTACAGAACGAATGGAGCGAGTTAGCCTCATCGATGTATAAACTTTCCTCTATATAATAATAACCTTCTAGAAAGCTTCCAGTAGCCTTAGCCCCCATTAAAAGAAGGTCTTTATTTCTTGATGATAATTTGACGTGTTTTTTCATAGCGTCTAATTTTAATTGGTGTTCGTAGTGTGGATTATTCATGTTTATTAGTTTTTAATTACAGTACTAATATACGAATTTTAATTGACATAAAAAAATATTTCGGCAATTATTTTGAAACAAAGTTATTAACATAATATCTAGAAACAAAATCAAATTAAGATATATAATAAGTATAATAAACAAACCAATTAATTGATATGTTGATTACTGCAGAATACCTTCGTCTACAAGGAATCCTAAAACAAATGGTGGATTTTAACCAGATCACGGCTCAAGACCGTGAGGCGTTACTCCGCAAATCAGGGCTGATTAAGCTAGAGGATAATAGATGGAAGGAACCAAGCGGTGCGATACTAACTTTTAATACAATTAGCAAAGTGTAATTATGCAGTGTGAAGTATTTAAAATAACTAATACATTGAAAGATGAAAGATTAGACATTCAATATACTGCATGCAGCGACGGTTTATCGGCTGGGCATTCAATCTCAGCAGGAGGATCCGTTTTATTATGTTCGTATGCACACCCTTACATAACTAATGGGCAAGGAAGTATTTCGGTACAACCAGGTCATGAGTTAGTAGGGATTGGCGCTCCGAACAAATAAGTTACATTAAGCTGAAACTATTGATTATTATACAACTATAAGGAACTGAAAGACATTAAAGTATTTCATTATTAAACAATTTTAAACAACTAAAAGAAAATTATGAGCGATTCATTTGACATTTTTAACTTAGGCGTGGAAGATGTGGAAACACACCAGCCTGAAAGAACAACCGTAAACGAGATTTACAAACCTACAGCCGACGACGGTAAAGACGGCACTTACAAAGCATTAATTCGTTTTGTACCAAACCCAGAGAACCCAAGAAAATCTCTGATCCAAAAGTATGTACACTGGTTAACTAACTCTAATGGAGATGGTAAATTAGTAGACTCTCCTCAAACAATTGGTGAACACTGTCCAATTGCAGATGTATTCTGGAAATTAAGAAAATCAGATTCTGCAGTAGACCGTAAGTCATCAGAGAAATTAAAGAGACGTCAACAGTACTATTCTTTAATCAAGATCGTTAAGGATCCACAAAATCCAGAAATGGAAGGAACTTACAAAGTATTCAAATTTGGATATAAGATTAAAGAGAAAATCGATTCTGAGTTGAAGCCAGACTTTGGTGAGCCAACACAAGTATTCGATTTATTCGAAGGTAAGAACTTTGAGCTTGTTATTACAAGACAAGGTGAATATAACAACTACGACAAGTCTAAATTCTCTTCAAGCAAATCTGCAATCTTAATGGGCGATGCTCCAGCAGAAAGATCTAAAGAGACTATGGCAAGTATTAAAGAAGAGTTGGAATCAGCTCCATCACTTGCAGGCTATGACTATAAAGCATGGGACGAAGATACTCGTTCTTTTGTAAATAACGTTCTTAGAATGTATCTAAATCCAGGCGAATCGATTTCAGAGGTTACATCAACACCTGCATCGAAAGCGGCAACAAAACCAGTAGCTCAACCAGTAGCAGCAGCCCCAGCCCCAGTGGCAGCAGCTGCAACAGCAACGGAGCCAGCAAAAGCGAATACTGACGATGATTTAGATTCTTTCTTGAATGACCTCAACCTCTAATAACATACAATTAACTGAGGAGCTTAAGAGCAGAATAAAGAAGGCACTGAAACAAGTATGTGTTGAAGCACATTCTACTCCAAACAAGCAACTACTTAAAGACATGCCAGGGCGAATAACCCTGGCGTGTCCTTATTGTGGTGACTCCCATGAAGATGACACAAAGAAACGTGGCAACATGTATTGGGACACTCTTCAGTATCATTGTTACAATTGTTCTGAGCATACAAATCTATATGGACTATTAAAAGACCATCAGATAAAGATGCCTGATTCAAGTGACTCGTTTACTATTATAGACTATATAAAAGCAAACAAGTCTCAAGTTAGCCAAGAACAAGTATTACAAAACTCATCTCTTGCTAGTGTACAAGAGTTGGCATTAACAGTCGCTGAATTTAAACAGATATTCGGCGCAAAAGAAATTACACCAGGAGAATGGATATGGTTTCAATTAAAAGAGAGGCTATTACATAATAAAGCGAATGAATTTCTTTTCTCCCAAAAAGGTAATAGGCTTTGGATTTTAAACATGGGCATGGAAGGTAAGATTATCGGCGCTCAATCCAGAAGAATGAAGGGCTATGGATCTAGGTATTTAACTTATGATCTACCTAAACTCTATGAAGAGTGGAAGAAACCGCTCGACCTACCACCTGATCAACTAACAAAGCTTGCAAAGGCATCAACGCTATTTGGAATTATGCAAGTTAATTTTCAACAGCCAGTCACTCTATTCGAGGGACCGATCGATGCTAAATTTATGCATAACTCTTTAGCCCTAGCAACTGCCGGTAGGACTACAGATGAATTTGATGAGATGGCAACAGTACGCTATATGTTTGATAACGATAAGACTGGTAAAAAGAAGATGGCAGAGAAATTAAAGAAAGGTAGACCTGTATTCATGTGGGCTAAATTTCTAACAGATTTTAAGTTAGATACATATAATATAAAAGATCTTAACGATCTTGTTAAAGTGTGTTTCGAACAGAAATCCAATGCATGGAAAGAAATTGAAAACTATTTTACAACAAGCGAATTAGATCTATGGTATGTATAACTGATATGGTAGAAGATAATTTAGAAGACTTTCTGAAGGACTCAGAGAGATTTAAAGGCAATAAGTTAATTATTGGTTTTGATGTAGAAGAGTTCAACTTACAGAGTAAGAAATTTGTTGTGGATAAACCTAAACTAAAGAAAGGCCAAAAGGCTGCAAAGTTTATTAGGCCAAATCCAAACAAAAAGTCTCTGTTCTAATATAACTAATATGAGCAAAGAAAAGATTCAAGCATTAGATCAAAAGCTATCCGCACAGAGAAGCCAATGGTCTGATACAATAAGAGCTCTCGCAAGAGGACTTAAAAAAGTAGATGGTATGGAACAGGTAATAGCAGAAACGCTATCATCAAGACAGACTTGTGTAGATCAGATTGCATACCTAAACGTAAAAATAAAAGAACAGAAGACAGGAATAAGTTTAAGATATAGGGAAGCCTATATTAGATACTATGAGTATGACTATAAGTTAGGTGAAAAGCAAAAAGAAAAGTTTTTGGAAGGCGACCTAGCAGATGACAATATGATACTATCTCATCTTGAAAACCAATTAGAATTCTTTGCAAGTTCAGTTAAGACCCTAGATAATATGGGCTTTGCAATTAGAAATCGATTGTCTCTGAACGGACTATAATAAATGGAACTAAGTTTAACTGAAAATAAACAGTTTCTGCGAATTGATGATGCAACTGAACTAGAACTAGAACAGCTTAACATTACATTCAATCGTAGAATTGATAACTGGCGATTTCACCCTCTGGTGAAGAAAGGTCTATGGGACGGCTATATCTCTTATATGAAAGATGATAAGTGGATTCCTTCCGGGCTTTGGAAAGAGGTGATGGATATGGCCAAAACATATAAATATGAATTAAAACTGAATGGTGTTACTTCACTGTTCGATACTAGCGTAAAGCAAGACGAATTCACAGAATGGGCTCTTGATTATTTTGATGGTTATGAAAAAACACCACATGATTATCAAATAGAAGCAGCATATAATATCCTAAGGTTTAGAAGATGTTTAAGTGAATTAGCTACATCTGCCGGTAAAACACTTATCTCGTATATGGCAGTTGCATATATGTTAGATAAGGCTAAAGCAGGTAGAATACTATTCATTGTACCAAACGTTTCGTTAGTTGTACAGGCTTCTGAGGACTTTATAGAGTATAACTGGAAGAATCAAACCAATATTAAAATACAACAGATCTATTCTGGTCAAAAGATTAGAGCAGGTAGAAACGTGGTGATAGGTACTTATCAATCACTTGTTAAAAAGGATAAAGAGTATTTTGAACAATTTGATGCAGTCGTTATTGATGAAACACATAAGGCTAAATCTACTTCAATTAAAACAATCTTACAAAAATGTACATCGGCTAATTATAGATTCGGACTATCCGGTACAATTCCAAAACCAAAGACATTAGATCGATTAACATTAATGGCACATACAGGACCTGTAATTACAGAGATAGGTGCGGCATTCCTTCAAGATGAAGGTCACATTGCTGGCTGTAAT